TTCTACAGCCACCGCGTTAGCTACTGGCCGAACAATCGGAATGACAGGCGATGTGGTTTGGACTTCAGCCTCGTTTGACGGGTCTGGCAACGTCACTGGTACTGCTACGATCCAAGCAAACTCTGTGGCTCTGGGTACTGACACGACGGGTAACTACGTTTCCTCTGTTGCTAACGGTTCGTATCTGACAGGCGGTGGCGGAGCTTCTGAAGGCACTGCACTAACTCTCGGTGTGGACGCTGCCTCCGCTAACACAGCTTCCAAGGTTGTGGCACGAGATTCTTCTGGGAACTTTTCCGCAGGTACAATTACAGCGGCCCTAACGGGTAACGCCTCAACAGCTACTACCCTGCAAACCGCACGCACTATCAACGGGGTATCGTTTAACGGCTCTGCCAACATAACTGTAGCGGACAGCACTAAGTTGCCTAAAGCAGGTGGTGCCATGACAGGCGCTATAACCACCAACTCCACGTTCGATGGCCGAAATGTTTCAGTAGATGGGTCGAAGCTAGACGGCATTGCCTCGGGCGCTACAAACGTCACGAACAACAACCAGCTAACGAACGGCGCTGGGTATACAACAAGTGTAGGCGACATCACCAACGTGTCCGCTGGTACAAACCTGACGGGCGGTGGTTCAAGCGGGTCAGTCACTCTTAACGTGACAGCAAGTCCATCGTTTACAGACGTCTATGTAGCGGACCAGATATTCCACACGGGTGACACTAACACATACATGCAGTTCCACGCAGCAGACCAGTGGCGTGTTGTTACAGGCGGTTCAGAACGTCTTGAGGTGAATAACTCGGCGACAACTGTAGCTGGAACCTTTAATAACACCTCCGATGCACGACTAAAGGAAAACGTAGAGCCTCTGACTAACGCCTTGTCTGACGTGTGCAAGCTAGAAGGTGTATCCTTTAACTGGATCGACAGCGGTAAGAAATCTACGGGCTTCATTGCACAGCAGGTTGAACCTATTCTGCCAGACGTTGTGACTACAAGCGAAGATGATGGCATGAAGGCTGTCAACTACGTGGGTATGATTGGTCACTTGGTCGAGGCAATCAAAGAACAACAAGCGCAGATCGACGCGCTTACGGCAAAACTTAACGGCTAATAGTTCGAAAGGAGAACGACGATGGCTATTCAGGTAAACGGTACAACCGTTATTGATAACAGCAGGAACCTATCAAATGTAGGTGGATTAAAGACGGTAGGCGGTACAGCTATCCTTGGTAGCGGTGATATTGCTGTAGGTGGCTCCACAGCTTTAGGAGCTGTTGGGACTTACATATTAGCGGCTGACACGGGTATGGACAGCTCATTGGGTACTCAAGGTTACAAAGCGGGTAGGACTGCTTCTGGAAGCGCCCTACTACCTAGGGCCGCTATGGGGGCTATAAAAAATGTTTTCGGCAACGCCACCAGCACGAGTGGCACCGACATTGGAAAGTCCGCCGCCCTCCCCAGTGGGTATTACTTTGGCCAAGGCGTAACTGACAATAACACTTATGCTGGGTCTTGGCGTATGATGTCCCCGGGGGCAAACTTAATGGGGCAGTCCTCCTCCGCCGGCTGGGGCGGCGGAATGACTGCCCTATGGGTGAGGTACTCATAATGGCATATGTTTATAAAACCGCTATTTATATCGACGACACAAACAACCGCGTAGACTGCTGGCTAGACCTGCCAGATCAAGAAGGGTGGACACCGTATACTCTAGATGTAAACGACCCGGACATGACTATTGACAACACAGTCCTTCTTGCACAGATGCAAGCAGCGGGAGACATTGCGGCATATGTGCCGCCAACACCCCCGACACAAGCTGAAACGGATGCGGCTAATGCCCTCAACATCAGGGGGGAAAGAAGTGGGCTGTTGGACAATTTTGTTGACCCTGTGGTTTCAAATCCTATGCGCTGGTCTTTGCTTACTTCTGCCCAGCAAGCAGAGGTTACGCAGTATCGTACAGACTTACTGGAGATAACGGATCAAGCTACATTCCCAACCTCCGTGACGTGGCCTACCCTGCCCTCAGTTTTGGACCTGTTGTGAAGAAATACGCAGTCATAGGCCGAGGGACTGTAGGTTGCACGTCTGCATTGCAGATGAAAACTAACTTCCCAGACGCGGAGGTTGAGTGGCACTATGACCCCACGATAAAACCACAGGCAGTGGGCGAGGGAACAACTCTCGTCCTACCTAATCTATTGAACAGGACTTTGGGCTTCGGCCCCCGTGACTTTGGTAAGGTAGATGGTTACGTAAAGACGGGCATCTTTAAACGAGGCTGGTCTGCGACTGAAGAAGAGTTTCTGCATGAGTTCCCTTCCCCTTTAGTGGCCTTGCACTTTAACGCCAACAAAATGCAAGACTATGTATATGGTAGGTTAAAAGACCACGTTACTCTGTTTGAGCATAATGTGTCTCCGGACGAAATTGACGCTGATTACATCATAGATTGCTCTGGCCGTCCTAAAGATTACAGCCAGCACTCACAGTCTGCTTACATCCCCGTAAACGCTGTGCATGTAAACCAGTGCTATTGGGACGCCCCAAAGTTTTCACACACGCTTACGATTGCTAGGCCTTATGGTTGGGTGTTTGGAATACCTTTGCAAAACAGATGTTCTGTTGGTTATTTATACAATAGCGACATCAACACGCTGGAAGAAGTTAAGGAAGACATCAAAGCAATCTTTAGCGACTTCGGTCTGACACCAAGCGAAGAGACAAGCTCTTTCGGTTTTAACAACTACTCAAAGAACCGCAACTTTACTGGCCGGGTGGCGAGTAATGGCAACGCATCTTTCTTCTTGGAGCCTTTGGAGGCTATGTCTTTTAGCATGGCGAACAATATTGTAGAGAACGCCATGAACTGCATCCAAGGTATTATGTCTACAGAACAGGCTAATATAGAGTATATAGGGCTGGTAAGAAGTGTAGAGCGTATAATAATGATGCACTACTTTGCCGGGTCTAAATATAACACACCATTCTGGGATTACGCACGGGAGCGCGGTGAGCGTTGTATGGAAAATGGCAAGTACGACACAGCTTTTTGCGACATGGTAAAACATGCTTATCCCGCAGGGTTATTTGGTCGCGCTCCAGAAGTTATTATGGGCAGTGGCAAGGCATCTATGGCCTTTCTGCAACTAAGTAATTTGTGGTGGTCGCCCTCTTTCTCCCAAAACCTAGACGGGCTTGGTATACGCAGTAAGCTTGAAAACGTCCTTGGAGTAAATCAGGCAACCTCGGTGGCCGCAGAATAACCCGTAGGAGGGGTCACATAATATGCTAGGCTTTTCCCCGTATTCAGCCGCAGCCTTCGCCGATATAGGTACTGGTGAGCAGCTGTTTATCCCTACGGGGGTTGCAGCAAACGGCGCTATAGGTACCGTCCTAGTTACGGGCGACCAGATTGGTCTGCTACTAGGCTCTGTTGAAGGTACGGCCTCAAGCAACGGCGTCACAGTAGACGGTGGCGCTACAGGCACGTTTACCATGGACCAGCTAAACGGGCTTGTTAATGGTGTAACTGTCGATGCGGGCACTACAGCTGCAATAACTGGGGTTGGGGCTACTGGCTCTGTGGGCGACGTTACGATTGTAAACGTCTCGGTTATCAGCCCAACTGGGGTTGAAGCTACCGGTGCAGTTGGTGCCGTTACTGTCACGGCCAACCAAAGCGGTTTGACGCTAACTGGCGTAGCCGGAACCATGGCCGTAGGCACTGCGGCAGGTCAAGCAGGTGCGGGTGCATCTGTCACTGGAGTTTTTGCTACAGGTAGTGTAGGCTCCATTACAATGACGGGCACAGCCTTGGTTATCCCGACTGGGGTTTCTGGCCAAGGTGTAATAGGTAACGCACTCGTATGGGGTAAGATCGTCCCTGACCCGGGCACAATATGGACACGGATAGCAGCATGAGGGTGACTAATGCCTAGTACATACACAACTAATAGCGGCATAGAGTTACCCGCAAACGGTGAGCAGTCCGCTACATGGGGCACCACTGTCAACGACAACATGAACATTATCGACCGTCTGACAAACGGTGTTGGTGCAATTACTTTGTCCGGTACGACCCATACGCTGACTACTAGCAATGGCACTCTCTCCGATGGGCAATACAAAACCCTCGTGCTTAGTGGGTCTCCGTCCGGAACTAATACGGTAACAGTTAGCCCAAATGACGGGCAGCACATATACATCGTTAAGAACGGTAGTGGGCAGACAGCTACGTTTACGCAGGGTTCTGGTGCAAATGTCAGCGTTTTGTCTGGCACAACTAAGATTATATACTGCGATGGCGCGGGTTCCTCCGCTGCGGTTGTAGACATCACAGGTTCCTTGGACCTCGGTAATTTGATCGTAAGCGGTACTACAGTTACGTCCACTGCAGCAGAGCTTAACATCCTTGACGGGGTAACGGCCACTACTGCCGAGTTAAACATCCTTGACGGGGTAACGGCCACTACTGCCGAGTTAAACCTCCTTGACGGGGTAACGGCTACTACCGCGGAGCTTAATTACGTTGACGGCGTCACGTCGGCTATCCAAACGCAAATCGACACTAAAGCGCCGTCCTCCACCCCTACGTTTGTTTCGCCTCTAACCGTTACGGGCGGCACCCAAAGCTGGACCGTAACAGCGGCGGGAGTGAATTTAACCTTTGCCTACGACGGGGTAAATGTCCTGCGTGTGGACAGTTCTGGCAATCTAACCGCCTTGGGTAACGTAAACACTAATGGAACCATCACATAACAATGCCGTTGGAGGTTTCTGATGCCACTACAAAAGCTGCAGTTTCGCCCCGGCATTGTACGGGATACAACTGATTACACGAATGAAGGCGGCTGGAGAGACGGCGACAAAATCCGTTTCCGTTTAGGTTTCCCCGAAACTATTGGTGGTTGGACGCAGTTCACAAGTACGCCTATGCTGGGTTCTTGCCGAGACTTGCATGCGTGGACCTCCCTGTTAGGTACAAGGTTTGTTGCAGCGGGTACTAATCTCAAGCTGTATCTAGTAGACGGCAACCTGCCTGTGGATATTACACCTATTAGGGAAACAACAGGTGCGGGGGACGCTACGTTTGCAGCAGTCAACGGAAGCACTACTTTAACCGTTACGGATACGTCTAACGGCGTCTTCCTTAATGACTTCGTAACTTTCTCTAGCGCAGTTAGCCTCGGTGGCGTTATCACGGCACCTGTGCTGAATATAGAGTACCAAGTTACTTCCATAATCGACGCCAATACTTACACAATCGAGAGCGCCGTAGCGGCGAACGCCTCTGATACTGGGAACGGTGGTAGTGGTACCGTAGCCGCTTACCAGATCAACACAGGGCTAGGCGACGTTGTACTAGGTAGCGGGTGGGGCGCAGGTCCGTGGTCTCGTGGTACTTGGGGTTCTTCTGCAGATGTTACTATTCCGGGGGCTAGCCTCCGCTTATGGTCTATGGACAACTTCGGAGAAGACTTGCTGGCTAACATTCGCGGCGGTGGAATATACTACTGGGATTCCTCCGCAGGTACATCTGCCCCTGCAGTAGATATCAGCACGTTGAGTGGTAATGACCAGCCTCAAGTGGCTAACATCGTACTTGTCTCGGAGCGGGACCGGCACGTGTTGGCATTTGGCTGCGACCCGCAAGGCGACCCCGGCAACCTAGACCCGTTAACAATACGTTTCTCGGACCAAGAGAGCTTCACCGACTGGGAAGCCCGTGACGACAACACTGCGGGTGAACTACGCATCGGTACTGGCTCTGAGATCGTCGCTGCGGTGCAAACCAAGCAGCAGGTAATTGTCTTTACAGATCGCTCCGTGTCTTCAATGCAGTTCATCGGTGCGCCGTTTACTTTTGGTCTGTCCGAGGTATCTACAAACACCTCTATCGCTTCCCAAAACGCTGCCGTTGCTTTCGGGGATGCAGTGTACTGGATGGGCGACCAAGTGTTCTATCGGTATGACGGTAACGTGCAACCTATTCCGTGCCCTATCGAAGAGTATGTGTTCGATAACATGAACATCGCGCAGCGGGCCAAAGTTACTGGCGCTGTGAACAGCAAGTTTAACGAGATATGGTGGTTTTATCCGTCGCTTGGCAGTGACACAAACGACAGTTATGTGGTCTACAACTACGTCGAAAACAGTTGGTACTATGGAACTCTTGCCCGCACTGCATGGTATGACAACGCTATATCCAACCTGCCTATTGCTGCTTCCACTGATGGGTACATCTACTTCCATGAGGATGGTGTGAACGACGGCAGTACCAACCCGCCTAGCCCGATCAGCAGCTACATCGAGTCTAGCGCCATCGACATGGGTGACGGGGACCAGTTTATGTTTGTGTCGAGGATTCTACCAGACCTGACATTCCGAAACTCCACAGCTACTCCGGTGGCTACGTTTGAGGTTAGTGCTCGGGACTTCCCCGGTGCCAACTTTGACCAGACAAATTCTGGTAATGCCGTGCGTACATCTACAGCACCTGTAGAGCAGTTCACAGAACAGTTGTTCTTCCGCTTGCGGGGACGGTCTATGGCGCTGAAAGTTTCGTCGAATACGCTTGGGACACAGTGGAGACTCGGCACACCTCGTGCAGATATGCGTACAGACGGGAGGCGTTAATGTCACAATCAGTTTCTATTCCGTTCTTTGCCGAGGCTCCGGCGCAGTACACACAGTCTTACATGGCGCAGGTTACACGGGCGTTTGCTCTGTACGCTCAACAGCAGCAGAACCCCGGCCCTATCAGGGCTAACACGCTTAATTTAACGGGGCTTTCTGTATACGCAGATAATGCTACAGCTGTGACTGGCGGACTTGCGGTAAACGATGTATACAAAACAGCAACTGGGGAACTGAGGATTGTAGTATGACTGATAAGCAAACTCCTGAGCGTAAAGACGTATCTGTACCTATAACCGGCCCAGCCCCTGCTGGCGGTACTGTGTTCTAATGCAACTGGAAATGGACGTGCTCTTGAATATACTTTTCGCCGTAGTAATCGGCGGTCTCGGCTGGTGGCTCAAAGCCCAGCACGACGAACTAAAGCGCGTCACCATTCTGCTTAATAGAACTCGTGAAGAGATGAGTAAAGAATACGTCACTAAGGCTGACAGTTCTGAAGTTTTCTCGCAAATTATGAACAAGTTCGACAAGCTGGAAGAGAAAATAGACCGTTTGATGGAGCGGTAGCTTGCATGGCAGTTCTCGAAACCATAGCTGCGGCTAATGCTGCCTACTCGGTTATCAAGAAGTGTTTAGAGAACGGGCGTGAAATCAACGGCCTTGTTGGTCAGGTTGGTAAGTTTCTTAGTGCTGAAGATGAGCTTAAAGAAGCAGTAAAGCGCAAGAAAAGTAACCCTATAACGGCTATTACAGGCGGCGCTGAAGGGGATTGGGCAGAGTTCCAAGCCCTTGAAGACATTAAAGAAAAGCGCCGTGAGCTTGAAAGCTGGTGCCGACTATATGGGCCACCCGGCACTTGGGACCGTTGGCAGCAATATCAAGCGGAAGCTCGTAAAGCTCGTAAAGCAGCACAAAAGCAAAAAGAAAAAGAACGCGAAGAAATGATGGAGGCTGTTATGTATGCTGTTTCCGGACTACTCGCCCTCGGCGGTGCTGGCGCGCTTATATATTTTCTTGGCCGATACTGGGAGAAGTGGTAATGTGGGTTCTCGTTTGGTTTCAGATAATCAACAACAATGTAACGCACTATGAGCTGGGCCAGTTCGTGTCTAGCAGCGAGTGCGCTAGGGCAAAAGACGATGCCAAGGTTCTAATCACCAACAGCCACACGGTAACGTACTGCTTTGAAGTTATATCGAAACAAGAGGGGTGATTACGTTGTATATGACAAACATGGAAAAGTTGTTATAATAACCCACCACAAGAGGTACGCAATAGCGTACGCAAGGAGTTTGAATGATGGCAACAAGACTAGATGAATGGAAAGTCCTGCCGCGTCTTATGATGCTGGTGACAACCATTATGTACATCCGCTGCCTAGAGTGGGCGCTATCGCAACCCGACCTGTCAGTATCACAAGCGGGTCTAATATCAGTCGTAACGGGGGCTTTCACTGGGAGCTTCGGTATATGGATGGGTAAGGAGTCAAAATG